ATGATGTCACCCGAATTATAATATAGATTTAGGTCTTGAGTTGACATGGGGCCGTTTGTAAACTTGTAATCACCAAACTCACCATTCATTTTGATTACTTCAGGTATATCAGTACCATGTTCTGAAACACGTTCGGTGTGCATGAATAAGCAAACCTTCTTATCTTGGTTACGTTTAGCAAACTCATTGAATGCAAGAACTACGTCACCTGGAGATTTTCTACGAATGTTTCTATTATTCCATAAAACTACAAAGTCATACTTGTCAAGACCATATTGTTTCTTAAAGTTAACAAGATTTGAATCATCTGATGGTAATGGATAGAACATCTTCGATACCCCATGTGGAATACACTTGTAACACCAATCTTCTTTTGGCATACCATACTTTTCCAAAACTCGTTTGTTGATACCATAGGTTTGTTTCGAAATCGAAATCAATTGGTCACAACTTGCGTAGAACGGAGCATTCCACATTGGGTCTGGTAAATCATCCCAAATATTGTAGTAAATAATAGGTAAAAATTGACGAACCTCAAGCTCCATGTCATATAGCCATCCCCAAAAACGAGGGTCGGTAAAGTGCATGATAGCATCTGGCTTTTCAACGTTTATCAATTCTCGTAATACTTCCGGATTACCATATCCGGTATGTGCATAAATCTTAACACTACCATCTTCAATACCGGCTTCTTTTGAAGCATCTTCAGATACATCAAAAACTTTACCATGGTCAGGATGTTTTAAGGCAGCGCCTAATTGTACCCAATCGTATTTATGTAATGTTGAAATAACAATCTCTTTGGATTGTGTAGCGATTCCGCTATGTAGTCTCAAGTCATCTGACAATAAAAGAATCTTCTTCTTTTTTGGACGATTTGGGTCTACCTTTTTAAGTTTAGGTAATTTTAATTCTTGCATATCGTAACTCTATTTCTAATAAATATAGAAGTATTATTGTATAAATGTTGCTTTTTTGTTGTTTCTTTCTAATACACGTTTAAAGTGATTAAATTCACTTCGAGGTATTTCTCCAAAGTAAATTATCTTATCAGCATTCCAAACTATAGTGTCATACTGATGTAGTTTTTGTGTTGGGTGAAATGGTTTTTCATAGTATTCTTCGGTCATACCACTATATAAGTTCATTGGAGTATGTGCTGGGTTATATTCGATATATTTAATACCCATTTCCAAACTAAACTTTCGAACCCACTTTTCAATACCATTTTGATTACCCCTACTAATAATGATTAAATCATCTGCGTATTTTTGTTTTAATTTGAATAGCATTTCTTTTAATTCACCACGAGTCTCATATCTCTCGCTCCCAATTAATGCTACTTTCATGCCCTTGTCCTTTTTAAACCTATAGTTAATCTTCACTCTTACTGAACTTTTTGGTTTTCTTATCATTGAAACTTTTCTTTTAATTTACGGTCCTCAATAACTTTCTTCAACATAACAACGTAGTTTCCAGCTTCAGCGTAACTATTTCCTAAATATTTAAAATAATCCTCTTCACTACCAATACCACCTAAAAATCTACATTGGTAAAATGCGTAATCGTAAACCGACTCTTCCCATGTATCATAATAAGCGTGGTTGTTTTTAGTACCTTTTGCGGTATTTACACGAGACATCGCCTGTTTCATACCAAATAAGTTGTGATTTTCTTTAAAGATATGAGATTTAAAATCACCAGTTTCCAAGATAGATTGTGCCATAACAATATGTGGAAACTTTATTTTTAATTCTTTCATCAATACCACCAACTCTTCTTCATGAAATGGTTCTGAATTCATGTTAACCAATACTACATTTTTTTCAAATTGTGAAAGACTTTTGATATTCTGATATCTACCAACGAGATATGAAGTTATCGTTAAGGATACCATTGCTGCGAATAGAACCAACGATGGTTTTACAAGTTTGATTTTTTTAAATTGTAGTCGTTTTTTGTCGTAACTGTAAATCATATGTTTGTTTTATTGATTACACTTTATGCCTCTCTGCTTTTGCACAAAGGTCATGATTATCCTTGAATGGACAATATTTACAATTCTTACCTTTATCACCTGCCATAGCTGGAAACGTACCATCAGTCCTATAAGAACCATCATCGTTAAACGCTGACTTGATAAAGGTTTCGAAATTATTAGATATTTGTTTTAAAGTCACACTCCCAGCAGCAGGTTCAAATTCTTGAATTCTACTTTGAGCAAACATAACTTCCTCGTATAACTTACGTTTGAGGATGAAATATTTAACTTGGATATTATCCACCGGATATCCGTATTGTTTAGAGAAAAACTTCTTATACAATACCAACTGAGCGGTTTTGGTCTTGTCTGCTTTTTGGTATTTGTTCCAACCATTGGTTGATGTTTTGATATCAAAAATTACAATACGATTCATTGTAACATCTTCGAATACCAAGTCAAGAAACCCCTTCATCATGACATTTTCATTTGTGTCGGTAGGATGATAGATTGGTAACTCAATACCAACAAGTTTGTAATGACGTGTACTGAAGTATTCACCACGTTTTTTTTGTAAGAAATTCAGTATCTCAACACCATCTTGATAGAACTCATTCATTTGTTCTCTCGATGTAAATTTAACACCATAGATAGCCATGGCTTTCTTATACTCGGAAGCCATGGTATCTCGTAGCATGGTGTTTAAGTCCATTTCTTCAGCAGACTTAACACTATCGTTGTAAATGACGTTGAGCCATTCTTGAACAACTTCGTGCATAGCAGTACCAAAAATCAAATGTATAGATGACTCGTCCTTCTTGTGACCATCCATATATGTCAGCTTCCATTGTTTTGGGCAATTAGCCCACATGGTGTATTGAGAGTAAGACACCTTGGAGTGTTCTTTCTTCTCTTCATACGTTGGAAAACTGAATATGTTGGAAACGAGTGATTTTTTCATCTACACAAATATACGAAATTATTTTGAATTATCCAAATTATACCATTGGAAATCCACTTACTGAATTATTGGTTGTTGACCGATATTGGGGTGCATTTGAACTCCAACCTCGTGAGTGGTTGTTGAAGTATGGTCTTGAGTAGCGTGGGGTGGTTGTACCAATCGAGTCCCAACTACTTTCCCATTTTTCAAATGAGGAGTTGGGTTTGAGGTTTATATTAAATTCATCAAAAGAATCCAACATTTTTTTAGAAACTTTACGAAAGATATTCTTTCGTTCGGCTTTGATACTTTCAATAAAAAGAATTGACCTAGCTTTGACTCGACAAACCTTCAAATCCATTGAAAACATCTTCCCTTTAACAGGAACATTTACTTTTACAATTTTACCTTCAAGTTCTGATAATTCCATATATTTCTCTCTTATGTATCAAAGATAAGAAATTTATTTAAATATACCAAATTTCTATGTTAAGAAATTGTTATTATTTTCCCCACTTTCCGTTCTGAACAATCTGAGCAATGATACCATATACTGATAGGTCAGCAAATGTATCTTGAACCGATTCCCCAACCTCATCCGGCTGACCCAAAACAATCATTTGTTTTAGTCTCTGAACCTTATCATTGATTCTAAACCACAATCCGGTATGAGATAGTTTAATATCATCTTTGGTAGCAAGAGCAGTACCAACCGAGATGTTACCCGGACCATAGTTACGTTGTTTTTTACAAAAGGTTTCATATTGTTCCCACATAATCCGCTTATACTCTTCAGTAGTTTCGGGATAATATTGTTCACAATAGGAGCGAGCGCTCATATCTGGCGTATTTAGGACTTCTTCTTTAGTCCACTCTACTTTTGTTGTTGCTTCTTTAATTACTTCAGCCATTTTTGTATTTCTTCTTTTTTGATTCCGTATTTTTGTATGATTGTCAACACCTCATCCTTTGATAAGATTTCAAGATAGTCTTCAACTTCACGAGATGATACTTGGTAATATTGACAAAGATACTTTATCACATTTTTGTCCCACTTCGATTCAGACTTACCCTTGACGTATTTATCGAACGATTTCTTTTTTGGTAATGTATCTAAATACACTTTATATAGTTCACGAGGTTTCAACTGACCATTGGTGTAGCGTTGAATCTCATTTACTAATTCAAGGTAGTCAAGATTCATAGATAGAAATCGATTGACCATATACATCTCAAAGGATTTCTTGTCCATCTCGGAGAGGGATTCCCACTTGTCTTTTTTGTAGGTAATCCCCCCAAGGTGGTCAAAAAGTGATTTTGCCTTTACGACATTTTCATCACTTTTCTTCGCCATTTTCAAATAGTTCTTTCGGTGTAAATTTAGGATGTACAGTTCCACACTCGTTACAAATCACAACGGGAATTGGTAGCAGTGATGCTTGACCAGTTGGTGATTGTAAAGCAGGAACTTCTTTAAACATATTTACCTCGGTGAAGAAGATACCTTCACAATTAGGACATTCTACTGTCTTTAGTTTAAATGGGTCTAATTGCATTTTCATAGCCTCATTAGATTTCTTACCCATTTCGATTACTTTACCTTTTGCCATTTTTAGATACTTGTTATAATATTCAACATCATCGCCATTACATTTATTTCTTTGTCCACTACCATGGTGTCTTTGTATTGACCATCTGCGATGTTTAAGATAGTCTGACCCACTTTGTTGTTAGCATAATCATCAACTCGGTCGTACAACAAACGATACAACGGAGTGAAATCCTTGACGCCGGAATCAGCGATGATTTGTCGGATACTCACAAATTTAGATTTAGCATCACTACTACTCTGAAGAACCTTAACAACTTCTTCTGCGTAGTTTGCTTGAATCGTAGATTGTTTGTCTATTACCAACTTACCATTAATGACTTGTCGTTGAGCAGCGTTCAATACCCTACGAATGTCGGGATATCCACTATTAACAATCACAGCCAAATCTGACATTTCAAACTCAACACCTTCTTGATTTAGAATTTCATTGAGTCGTTTTGCAACGTCTTTCTTTGATGGTGGAGTGATAGCGAATGTCTGACATCTTGATTGGATTGGGTCGATGATTTTTTCAACATAATTACACGTCAAAATAAATCGAGTCGACTTACTAAAAGTTTCCATCAGATTTCGAAGAGCTGCCTGTGCGTTTGGTGTCAAGTAATCAGACTCATCCAAGATAATGATTTTCCATTTACGGAATCCCATGGATGATGCGAAACCTCGAATCTTATCACGAACAGTGTCAACGTTGTTTTCATCAGAAGCGTTGATGTACATAACATCACAATCAATCTGATTTGTTATGATTTTAGCCAATGTGGTTTTACCCGTACCGGCTTGACCATACAATAACAAGTGTGGTACATCCTCATTTTGGATGTAAATCTTTACTTTTTCAAGGATATGTTCGTTACCAACATAACCTTCTAACGTATCGGGTCTATATTTTTCAACCCATAGTGTATTACTCATCTTCCTACTTCGTTTAAATACTTTTCTTTTGCAGCTTCCCAAGACATACCAATGATATCGAGATAAAACAATGGTTCTGGTTTGATACGACCTTCATCATGTAGTTTCTCATAACGAGAAACAGCCTTCTTCTTCCACCAATCCATAGTGTATTGGTCACCCTTTGCGAATTTATCTTTCAATACCAACTGGTCCTCGGTGATTTCATTTCGGAGAAACTCATTACCATTTTCATACATTTGAGCAAAGTATACCCCCCTCTTAAATCCATGTTGATATTTAGAAGCCTTGATACCAAGTTCTTTGAATATCATATTGATAATTTTTTGTTTTACTCCGGTAGCAGGTCCATCAACATTCTCCTTTTCGGCAGTTTGTCTCATGTACTCTTCAGATTTGTTATCCTTTAACCAATGATGCCATACTTCATATACAGAATCATCTGGCTTAATAGCAACCTTACCTGCGGATTCACCAAGGGTTTTGAAGTGAGGGATTCCATTATATTGTGAATGGATTCCATACAAAGATGTAGTTCCAACTGCAATCAACGTCTGACCATATTTGTCTTTCCAATATTGTCGTACAATAGGAGACGTAGCCATACAAGCAATAAGTTTACCACCCAAAAAGTTATAACCCAATGGTTGTGTACATACGATTGTAGTTGCAATCGTAGTATGATTTAACTTTCCATCTTTATACTTGTTGTCTTGAGTCCAACCAATATAGGAATCCCTAACACCCAAAGAGGTGACATCTGAACCGAGCGAAATCATACCCAACACTTTACCACTTACCCTATCTTTAACGTAAATCTTAACGTTACGACCAGGATTGGCTGAAAAAGCCATGGTGTGAATGAGTTTACGGATTTCAGTCCAACGAGTAGATTCTTTTGAATCATCAACAATCTCTACATAGGGTTCGAGTGCCATGACTTCTTTTATGGTTTGTTCTTTGTTGTAGATGTCAGTTGGCATCCACAAAGAATCAATATAAGTAGCCATAGCAGCCTTCCTCTTCATAGAGGATGGTAGGTCGGAATTCCACTCTTCCCACTTTTTGTAAAGAGTTTGTTCTTCTACTGACATAGATGAAAGATAGTCCATATTATCTATGAACTTTTTCTTTTCATCCATGTAGTTGAATTCCGGTTTCGCCGGTTCAGTATCCCAAAACATTACTTAATCTCTACCAAATAATAGTTTGACTTAAACCCATCATGTTCAAAAGCAACATGAGCCAGACCTTGAGACGAAATCTTCAATGAAGAAGCTTTAGCACCTCGGTTAGCATTGAGGATTTCTTTAAGATATTTGGCGGAGAATGAAATTGGTTCAACATCAGAAGCACACGTGCACTCGACATTGATAGAGATTCGGTTTGAGTTAATTTTAGAGTAACCCAAAATCACCTCACCTTTGTTTCCTTTACACTTAAATGTAAATGTGTCCGAATCACTCAAAGCACCTTTAGATTTAATAAACTTACCAACAAACTCATCATCAAGTGTTACTGATGACCCGAAGTCGGGAAGTTGTTTCAATTCAGGAACTACAGGAATAACCGAAAGGTCAGCCAACATATAGTTTACAGACGTACCATTGTCTGAAAAAACCAAGGATGCCTCACCTTGTTCTACTTTAACGTTAGAATCCAAAACGCCAAGCAAACCTTTTAGTTGTGATGTCGTGTAAACACCAAACTCACCATTTGGGAACTCCTTTTCTTCAGTCTCAACACTACCCAATAGGGTTTTGTCATCGGAGATGAATCGAACAGACATTCCTTCAT